AGTTTTGACTGTAACGAGTGCATAGTGAACGAGTGGAAAAGCGAAAGGAGCGACGAAGAATGAACAAGACGAAAATTGACTGGGCCACAATGTCCTGGAACCCCGTAACCGGCTGCCGCCATGGCTGCCCGTACTGCTACGCCAGGCGGACGGCCACACGCTTCAACGCAGGGCTGGAGGATCCGGCCCCGCTGGCCGGCGGCCTCCATGTGCTGCCGGAGAAGATCAAGGCGACGCCATACCCGTATGGTTTCGAGCCTACCCTGCACCGCTACCGCCTGGGCCAGCCGCAGAACACAAAGGAACCGCAGACCGTGTTTGTTTGCAGCATGGCGGATCTGTTTGGGCGCTGGGTGCCCACCTCCTGGATCGTGGAGGTGCTGGACGCCTGCCGCAAGGCACCCCAGCACCGCTATTTGTTCCTGACAAAGAACCCGGCCCGGTATCTGGAGTTGGACCACCTGGCCCTCCTGCCCCACGAAAGCAATTTCTGGTATGGCAGCACCGTGGCGAACATGGACGCGGTGGGAATGTACGTCATGCAGGGCGTGAACATCAACAGCTTTTGGAGCATGGAGCCGCTGCTGGGGCCGGTGGACATGGCCGCGGCGGAGGGGCTGCCGGAGTGGGTGATCCTGGGTGCTGAAACAGGCAACCGCCCGGACAAGGTGACGCCCGCCCGCAAGTGGGTGGACGACATTGTGGCGTTTTGCGAGGAGAACGAGATCCCCGTTTTCTTCAAGAACAATCTGCGGGAGCATTTCCCGGATCTCCCTGCCTCTGCTTTCCCGTGGGAGGTGTGAGCCATGCAGAACGCTGAAAAGGTGGAAATCGGCTATACCCTGCCGAAAGAGCGGTGGCAGGAAGCCGCCAAGAACCTGGAGGACCTGGGCAACGCGCTGGCCGCCAGCCTCCGGGCGCACAACAAAGACGGACGGGGCGCAGAGGACGCAGACGAACTTATGGCGGATATTATGCTGGCCTGTATGGCGCTCCATCATGTGGCGGAGTTCGCAACGGATAAATGCCGGTTCGTTCCGCTGCCCGGAAAGAACGGAGGTTAATATGCTGGCTGTGCTTATGAGCATGAAACCGGAGTGGTGGGAGAAGATCCTGGCCGGGGACAAAGTGCTGGAAATCAGGAAAACGCACCCGCAGAGCAAAAACCACGCGGATCTGGAATGGCCGTTGACGGTGCTGGTATATGTTAGCGGCACCGGAGCGGTGCAGGGTCAATTTCTATGCCCTGGCTACACGGAAACCAATTTCATGCCGTACCTGGAAAAGCTGTCATGCGTACCGCTGGCAGACCTGAAAGAATATGCCGGCGGGAAATGCCTTTCCGGCTGGATCGTCCGGTCACCGGAGAAGTTCGACGCGCCCAGCCCTCTGGCAGAGTTCGGCCTGGACCGTCCGCCCATGTCGTGGCAGTACGTTGAGATCCCGGACGAAATGGAGGCAGAACATGAGTAACAGCCAGGACGTGACCAACGCCGTGGGCGCTATCGCAGAAATGGCGTGGATTTTCTACACGGCCATAAGAAACGCAGGCGCTGACGTGCCGGAGGCCGCCATGCTGACGCGGGAATATCTGATCGCAACCATACACGGGAAAAGCAACGCCGCACCGGAGGGCGAATAAATGGCCATAAACGTTTCCGACCTGCCGCCGAAATACCAGGCGCAGGCCATGAAAAAGTACATGGAGCAGCAACAGCGGCGGGGGCCAGCACCTCCCGCCGCGCCGCCGCAGGATCCGACAAAGGGCACGAAATACCACAACACCCCCACCGAGCGGGTGACAGCCTCCGGGGCCGTCCTGCATTTCGACAGCCAAAAAGAGGCCCGCAGGTTCGACGTTCTGGCAGCCCGCCAGGCAAGGGGGCAGATCCGTTATCTGCGCCTCCAGGTGGATTTCACCCTGCAGGAAGCGTTTACCGACACGGAGGGAAAGCGGGTGCGGGCGATCCGCTACAAGGCGGATTTTACATACTACCAGCCGCCAAACAGGCAGCTATACGGAAGTCATGCGCCATACTACGCAGAACAAAGCGGGGTGCCCTGGGAGTTCGTCGTGGAGGACGTAAAGAGCAAGGCAACCAGAACGGCCAAGTATGCCATGAAAAAGAAAATGCTAAAGGACCGTTTTGGGTACGACATTACCGAGGTGTGAGAATGAGCAAAAAGACAACGGACGAAACCCTGGGCCGTGAGGCTGTCAAGGAATACCTGCAGCAGTACCACACGGCTGTGGGGAAAAAGCGGATCCTGGAGGAGCGCCACCGCGTCCTTTCCAGCGAACTGCGGGCGCCCAGTACGGGGTCCGCGTTCAGGTTGACGCCGCCGACCAAGCCGACAAAGACGGACGGATCCGTGTCCGTTGTCTTTCGGATCTCCGAAGTGGAGGACAGGATCGAGGAGCAGCGGGAGGAAATGGCCAAGGCCGTCCTGAACGTTATGGATTTGATCGACGTATTACCCGACAACTCCACCGAGCGCACCGTGGTGGAAATGCGACACATAGATTGCCGGGGCTGGGATAAGATCGCGGAGGCCCTTTACATGAGCCGGTCAAATGTGTTCAACTACTACAACGCCGCCCTGGATAAAATCCTGGAGAACAAGCGCAACCGGAAACTGCTGGAGGAATACATGGCCCGGAAGCAGCAGCGGGCAGGGCCGCACGGGCGGAATAATCGCCCCTGAAAAGTTTGGACGCTTTTGGACTATTGACCGTGCTATACTGATAGCATGGAAAGCAGCGCAGGGGTGAAGCCCTGAAACGAATACCGAGAACCACCAGCCGAAAGGCCGGTGGTTCTTTGCTTTCCACACCATGGCCGGGGAGTGTACCGCGGGGGCTTTCCTCCTTTCACCCTGCGCCGCTGCGACGTGTGCATACGCGGCGGCCCGGCCTAACCCTCCCGCCCTGGGTGCCTTTGCCGAGGGGCACCCAGGGCACCCGTTAAGGACCCCGCACCCCCCTGTGTAGGTACTCCCCAGCAGGAAAAGCCGTGCGGGGCAAGGAAAGCCCGACGTTTTACCCTGTGAAAACAGAAAAAAATCCGGCGGTTACGTTACGGTTTTTTGAAATGCCGGGAAAGTTATACCCCCCTACGGGGGTATAAGCCGAAAAAGGAGCGGCGAAAAAAACGAAATCGACCAAAACCGGAAAAGCGAAACCGGCGGGGCACCCTGCCGGAGCAAAAAGGAGGTGGCGCCGGTGGCGGAAAAGAAGCAGACCGGCGGCACCGGAAAGCGGGCAAAGAGCGAAAAGCCGGCGGTGCTGTCCGGCACGGTGCCGGAGTGGTCCAGCACCACGGTGATCTCCCAGCTGCTGGGGAAAACGGTCCGCCGTGTGCAACAGCTGACCCAGGAGGGCGTCCTGGAAACAGAGATCCCGCCCGGCGGCGGTGCCCGCAAATATAGAACCTGCGCCACGGTCCAGCGTTATGTGGCATACGTCGAGGCGAAAGCCCAGGAAACCGGCGAAAACAGCCGGGCGGCGGAGTTGACGCTGAAAAAGCTGGAGGCGGAGGTTGAACTGAAAGAAAGCCAAGGCCAGCTGCACCGCCTGAAAACGGCGATTGCAGAGGGGCGTTACCTGGCGGCGGATCACGCCACCGAGGAACTAACCGAGTTCATGGCCAGCTTTAAGAAATTCGCCATGAATATTCCCCCGCGCATGGCTGGAACCATGTCCGGCTATGCTGACACAGTGGCGATCCGTGCCATGGAAAAGGCCATGCGGAAAGAGTTGGAAAGCCTGCTGGCCGCGTTCTCTGACGGCGCGATCATGGAGGAGCGGGAGGACGCGGCGCCATGAGGAAATACAAGCAGGAACCCTATACCGTGCCGCCGTGGATCTATAACGCCATTCAGGTGCTGCGCCCGGCGGAGCGCCTGACGGTTTCGGAGTGGGCGGCGAAATACCGCATACTGCCGGACGGCAACGCGATCCCAGGCCCCTGGAGCAACAGCGTGACCCCGTACCTGGTGGAGATTATGGACGCCTTTTCCGACGATACGGTGGAGGAAATCGTGTTCGTGAAGCCCACCCAGGTGGGCGGCACGTCTGCCATGGAGAATATGCTGGGCAGCCTGATCGCCCAGGACCCGGCCCCAACCATGGTGGTTTACCCGTCGGACGACCTGGCGGAGCGCACCACGGAAAGCAAGCTGGAGCCAATGGTGAGAAGCTGCAAGGTTCTGGCCGATAAGTGGCGGAAGAACGACAGCAAGAAACTGGCGCTAAAGTTTTCCGACATGATCGTGTACCTGACAGGCGCGAACAGCCCGGCGGATCTGGCCAGTACGAATATACGCAACCTTTTCATGGACGAAGTGGACAAATTCCCGGCGGCAAGCAAAAAAGAGGCGGATCCCATTTCCCTCGCGCGAGAGCGCACAAAAACCTATTTCAACCGAAAAATTTTCATGGCCAGCACCCCGACGTTAAAAAGCGGGCATATCTGGCGGGCCATGGAGCGGGCGGAGGCGATCAAGCATTATTTTGTCCCGTGCCCGCATTGTGGGCAGTACATAGAACTGAAATTCGGCTGCCTGAAATGGCCCAGCAAGGACGACGTACCGGAGAACACCGACCGGGCAGAAATGGCCGTGTATGTGTGCCAAGCCTGCGGGGCCGTGATTACGGATCAGGACAAGGGGAAAATGCTGCGGGCTGGCCGCTGGCAGGCTGTGAAGCAACGGACGAAGAACCCCAAAAGCGTGGCCTTTTGGCTGAACACCCTGTATTCCCCGTTCACCCGTTTTTCCGATATTGCGCGGGAGTTCATGCGGAGCAAAGACGACCCGGAACTGCTGCACAACTTCACCAACAGCTGGCTGGCGGAGCCATGGGAGGACACGAAGCTGAAAACCAACGCGGAGTTGGTCATGGAGCGGCAGACGGAAACGCCGGAGTGGACGCTGCCGCCATGGACGAAGCTAATTACCGGCGGGATCGACGTACAGGAAAATTGCCTGTACTGGACGATCCGCGCATGGGGCGACTACATGAC